GACCTTGGATGTTTTGATGACTCTGTTCTGTTTTTTTCTGATAGCATCAACTTCCGTAAATCTATTGACCCAGCTTATAAAGGACACCGCAACCGCAAAAAGCCGTGCGGCTACAAAAGGGTCATCAATGCGCTCAAGCTCTCGTATCCGGTAGTTATCATGCCGGAGCTAGAGGCTGATGATGCGCTTGGTATCTACGCAACACGTGAAGAAGGTCACATTATCTGCAGCCCTGATAAAGACATGCGTCAAATACCTGGACAGCTATATGACATGTCTGATGGTGTTGTAGAAATCACAAAGGAAGAAGGTGACCGATGGCACTTGATTCAAACAATGGCTGGTGATCAAACAGATGGCTATTCAGGTGTACCTGGTATTGGAATCAAACGTGCAGCAGCATTACTCGATGAACATGGTGATACCTGGAAGACTGTTGTAGATGCCTTTGCTGATAAGGGTCTCGATGAGTCAGTTGCATTGCAGAATGCACGATTAGCAAAGATCCTACAGGCAGAGAACTATGATTTCACCAATCAAACAATCAAACTTTGGACCGCCACCAGTAATAACGGATCTGAAGATGGAGCAGAACTTCAAGCTACGCCAGATTGAAGATGCTCTCCGTCATCCAAATTCCCAAAAGGAAGACATCATTACTATCTTCCTAGCACTACAACGTCAGTGCTTTGTCCTTAGCAACAACGTTACTAACCTAGTCTCTAAATGGCCAACACCAGTACCTACGGTCCCGACTACTACCGACGAGGAAACATTCAAGTCTGGGACTTCATCCGAGACCAAGGACTAAACTTCCACCTTGGTAACGCAATTAAATACATTTGCCGAGCAGGCTACAAAGAAGATCGAATCTCAGATCTTCGCAAAGCAATCCACTACCTACAGAACGAACTCGAAGATGCAATCCTTTCTGAGCCAACAAGCGAAAGAGTTTCGCCGTGGTTTCCAAGTGACGAACAGTACGACGCCAGCTTCACGGAGTATGCAGAAGCATTTGATCGTTGAAGAGTTCAAAGAGTTTCTGGAAGCCGAACAACAATTTATTCCTGGTCTTAAGCGTAATGCTGAGGACTGTCTCAAAGAACTTGCTGACCTTGTGTATGTCTGCTATCAATATGCAGAGAACCTTGGTTGGGATCTAGATGAAGCTTTGAATCGTGTACATGTAAGTAACATGTCTAAGCTTGGTCCTGATGGACAACCTATTCGCCGTGAGGATGGTAAGGTTTTGAAGGGACCAAACTATCAACCACCAACACTTATTGATCTCGTTTAATAATGTCTACTACCACCAAAGAACTGATCGCTCGTACTGGGCGTGTACAATCCTGGATTGATGACCCAACCTCTCGCTTGCCTGTCTCCTGTACCGTCTTTGTCGTGGAAGACACTATGGAAGGAGAAAATGGCATTGAAGCCAGTTGGCGTTTCGTCAGCCATGCGCTCCGCTATGGTGCAGGAGTTGCTGTCCACCTTAGCAAACTGCGACCACGAGGAGCTTCGAATGGCAAAGGACTCGTAGCCTCAGGTCCTGTTTCCTTTGCCAAGATTTATTCAACTTTGAATGAAGTCCTCCGACGTGGAGGCATCTACAAGAATGGCGCTGTCGTTTGTCATTTGGATCTCAGTCATCCAGATGTGCTTGAGTTTATTAGTGCTGATAGGTCTGATCTACCTTGGGTCAAGCGTTGTGTCAACATTAACCACTATTGGTGGGAAGAGGCGACACAGGAAGTTAAGGATGCGCTCCTTGAAGGCATCAAAAAAGGTGACATCTGGCTAAACAAAACAAAGGTAGATTCTAATGGAAAGCGTATCCGAGGTAACGTATGCTTGGAAGTTTACTTGCCCTCACGAGGTACCTGTCTACTGCAACATGTTAACCTTGGCGGATGCGAGTTCGATGACATTCAACGTGCATTTGTCAACGGAATGTCCGAGCTGTGCGCCCTCCACAGCAAAACAGGTGTTGGCGAAAGCCGAGAATACCTGCCTTCAGAGACTGATCGCCAAGTCGGTCTCGGATTGTTGGGACTTGCCAACCTTCTCCGACGTGAAGGTGTAACTTATGAAGAGTTTGGTGAGGCTCTCGAGCAGGTCAATAGCGGTCAACCCTACATTGATACTGCAGCTACCACTCTTGCTAATGAATTGAAACTTGGTATCGAACAAGCTGCACAGATTGCACGTGTCAATAAGATGGATCGTGCTTTTGCTATTGCTCCTACTGCTAGCTGCAGCTATCGTTATAAAGACTTGGATGGCTTCACCACCTGTCCTGAAATTGCCCCACCAATCGCACGTCAAGTTGACCGAGATTCGGGAACCTTTGGTGTGCAAAGCTACAACTATGGTGATGTAGAAATCGCTAGTGAAGTTGGCTGGGATGCTTACTTTAAAGTAGCTAATGGCATCGTCAGGATGCTAGATAACACGGGACTTCTTCACGGTTATAGCTTCAATAGTTGGTCTGATGTGATCACCTATGATGAAGCGTTTATCGAAGAGTGGCTTGCATCTCCGCAAACCTCCCTTTATTATTCGCTTCAGGTAATGGGTGATGTTCAAGATAAATCTAATGCCTATGCTGCATTGGAAGAATCAGAAGTCAACGATTACCTGGATGCGATTCTTAATGACCCTCCAGATTGTAATTGCGGCGAATGAACCCTTATCAAAAACTCCTTAATCGTAAACGGAAGTGGTCTCCAGTACAAACCACTGCCGGTACTCTTGCTGAAGGCGCGGAAGAAACCATCTACCGTGCTTTGGCAATCCGACACATGGAACTCCCAGTCGGTGATTTTATCAAAGACGGTCTTAAAAATGAAGTACCAGAAATGGCAAGGGATCTCCTTCTGTCCAATATCAAGGACGAAGAAAACCATGACCTTGCACTCGGTTACATCGCCAACGCTATCGGTGTTGATCAACAAGCTGAAGAGGAAGCGCTACGCCTCCGGGATGCATGGATTGCTCATCCAGATCACACAGTCCTCAAAGCATTGGTTGCCGAGCGTGCAATTTTCTTTGTTCTCTTGCCATTCTTCCGATTTAACGGTGATGCTGGTCTCCGAACAGTAAGTGCTGACATTAGTAGAGATGAACAAGTTCACGTTGCTACCAATAGCCTTGTTTGTCGTGAGTTGGGGCTTGATATCTCTCCTTCTCTTGATAAACTGCGTAAGGCAACTATCAACTGGGTGATGCAACCACTAGGTAATAGTACTCAGTCCAAATATCTCAGGAAAAATTTTTGGCTGGATGCCAGTGACCGCTTGATGTACGAAGGTAAGGCTCCCGAACTTTCTGACACCAAACGAGCACGGATGCCTGCCTTCTTTGAACATGCAAACACCAATCTCCCTCAATATGCTTGAGACCCATGGTCTCCAGCTAAGAACCGTCCTCCAAGAACTGGAGGAAAACTTTCCACCTGTTACACCCACACCCAATGACTCACAGTCAGTAATCATGTACCGCTCCGGTCAACGTTCAGTTGTAGAGTGGATTCAACAACGACTAGAAAACGATGGCTAACAGAAACCGACAACAAAGACGTGAACGGCGTCAACAAAGACGTGAACGGCGTCAAGAACGACGTGCAAACCAACAAATGACTGTTGGTGGATTTACACCACAAACCAGTCAAGCAGTAAGTGGTACACCTTATGACTCACCTACTGGTGCGTACCAAACCTATCAAACAGGGCTTCCTGGAGGACAACAAGCTTACTCTCAAAACCCTATTGGCGCAGCTGGTCAGCAATACTTAGATGATATTGTATCAGGTCGCTTTGACGGCGGTCGTAGCTTTGCGGAATGGGAAGCAGCTGGTGGTTACCAAGGTGGTAGTCAAGCAGCAGCAGCTACACCTGGTGCAGAAGAAACTGGCGGCTCTCAACGTCAAAGGCGCCGTAAAGGTAAAGGTCTCACCATTCGTGGTGTACGAGTAGGTCGCAGCCTCTCAGGTGAAGAAGCGATGGACCTTGCAGCTACTGGTCTTGGTGAACGTGCCATTGATAAAGCACTGGCTAAAGGCGCTAGCATTCAAGGTAGTGCCCAACGTCGGTTGGACAAAGGTCAACTAGGTACTCGTGAACAAAGCATTCTTGGCAACATCTTTGACCAAGGTGGTATTCCATCCTCACTTGATCCACGTAGTGAAAATGTAAAAGCACTCCGTGGTCTCGACCTTCAACCTGGTCAACGCTTCCTTGGAGCCACAGGTAGTGGTGAGCCAATCCTAGCTACTAGAGACATGCTTGGTGGTGGTCGCCGTGGCGGTGGTGGTGGAGCTGCACCTGAAGTTGCTGCTGACACAGCTGTAGCTGAAGCTCCTGCTGGTACTGGTCCTATCCTTCCCGAGGAGGAAGAAGAGGATACCACTGATGGTGGTCTGATGACTGGATCAGTCGAAGCTGGACGTAGTGCTCTTGGTATTAAGCGTCGTCGTAGTCGTGCTCAACGTCTGCGTCTTGCTCAGCTAGGCACTAGCCGGTTGAATCGACTGAAGATTAGGAGTATGTTGAACCTCCGTGGTGCATCTGGTCTTGTCTAATTTAATTACTTAACAAAAACTAATGAGTGCTAAACAACGATATGATTATTTAGCCAGTGACCGTTCCCAATTTCTAGACGTAGCAAGAGACGCGGCAGATCTTACACTGCCCTACTTGATTCGTGGACAAGAAGAGTGGCAGAAAGGTGCTAGGTATTTGCCTACACCTTGGCAAAGTGTTGGAGCAAAAGGTGTTGTAACTTTGGCAGCTAAATTAATGCTGGCTCTACTGCCTCCACAGACTAGCTTCTTTAAACTTCAACTTGATGATACAAAGCTTGGTGAGGAGTTCCCACCTGAGATTAGGTCTGAACTTGATCTAAGCTTTGCAAAGATTGAACGTACAATCCTCGAATCAATTGCAGCATCAAGTGATCGTGTTGTTATTCACCAAGCTCTTAAGCATCTGGTGGTAGCAGGTAACGCACTTGTGTACATGGGTAAGGATAACCTGAAACTCTATCCGCTCAATCGCTATGTCGTAGATCGTGATGGCAACGGCAACGTGCTTGAAATAGTCACGAAAGAACGCATCAACAAGAAGCTCCTTCGTGGGATGCTTCCAGAAATCAAACCAAATAATGTAGACAATCCTCCTGGTGAACGGGATGAAGAAGTAGACATCTACACCCACATCAAACGAGATAACAATCGAATGATTTGGTATCAGGAATACGAAGATAAAGTTATTCCTGGTTCCATGGGTAAGGCACCTATTGATGCTAACCCTTGGCTAGTCCTTCGATTCAACACTGTTGATGGTGAGGTGTATGGTCGTGGTCGTGTTGAGGAGTTCATCGGAGATCTCAAGTCTCTCGAAGCACTCTCGCAGGCAATGGTAGAAGGCTCTGCAGCAGCTGCTAAGGTCGTGTTCGTGGTATCACCCTCAAGCACTACCAAACCGCAGACACTGGCGAACGCAGGCAACGGTGCTATCATTCAAGGACGACCTGATGACATCGGTGTTGTACAGGTAGGTAAGACTGCTGACTTCAGGACTGCTTATGAACTAATGCAGTCTCTTGAACGACGCTTGAGTGAGGCTTTCCTCATCCTTTCTGTACGGCAATCCGAACGAACTACTGCTGAAGAAGTTCGTATGACACAGATGGAACTAGAACAACAGCTTGGTGGACTATTTAGTTTGCTGACTGTTGAGTTCTTGGTTCCTTATCTGAATCGTAAACTGAATGTATTCCAAAAGACAGGACAGATTCCACGTCTACCCAAAGACATTGTGAAGCCAACCATTGTGGCTGGTATCAATGCACTTGGTCGTGGACAAGACCGTGAAAGCTTGGGTGCATTCCTCACTACCATTGCTCAGACCATGGGTCCTGAAGCTATTCAGACCTACGTTAATCCTGAGGAAGTAATCAAACGTCTTGCAGCTGCACAAGGTATTGATGTCCTGAACCTTGTTAAGACTATGCAGGAAGTACAAGATCAGCAGGCACAAGCTATGGAACAACAACAGCAAATGGAACTTACCAAGCAAGTTGGTCAATTAGCATCTGCTCCTGCAAACGATCCATCCAAAAATCCCGAACTATATGGACAACAAGCAAGCTCCGAAGCGCCGCCCGCGCAGTAAAGCTGAAACTCCAACGACACCAGAGTTCACTCCAGTTAAGCCTGAGAACAAGTATGCTCCCAAAGCTAAGATTGGTAAGCCAACTCTGGGTCGTCCAACTGAATATGTAGAGACTGTTGGTCTCGGTAATCTCAAAGTAATCCACGCCAAAGCTAATGACAACACTGACGTACAATCCTAATGAAGTTCCCGAAGGTGAGCTGACTGCTGCAGAACAGGAGTCGCTAGCCATTGGTGAGAAAGCGATGTCTGCTCAGGAAGAGTTGTTGGCTGGTAAGTTCCGAGATGCTGAAGAACTTGAACAGGCTTACATGGAACTTCAAAAGAAGTTTAGTTCTCGTGACCCTGAACCAGAGACTGAAGAAACTACTACTGAAGAACCATCTACTGAAGAGAAAGAAGATAGTATTGATACTTCCTTCCTAGATACATTGTGGGAAGAATCCCAAGAAGAGTTTAGCCAAGAGACTTTGGAGAAACTTAGTAATATGGATCCGTCTGACTTGGCTCAGATGTATCTTGACTATCGCTCTCAACAAGGTGAACCTGAAAGACAAGAGCTTAGTGCTGAGAATGTTACTACCCTTCAAAGCATTGTTGGAGGTGAACAGCAATATGCAGACATGCTTAGCTGGGCAAGTCAGAACATGTCAGAACAAGAGATTGATATGTATGATGCAGTGATGGATCGAGGTGATCCTACCGCTTGTTTCTTTGCTGTCCAAGCACTTGCCTATCGCTTCCAAGATGCTATTGGTGTTGATGGTCAACTGCTGACTGGCACCACTGCTTCTGAGAAAGCTGATATATTCCGCAGCCAAGCTGAAGTTGTTCGTGCTATGGCTGACCCACGGTACGACACAGATCCTGCATATCGACAGGATGTCTACGCTAAACTTGAGAGATCTAACCTTGACTACTGATAACCTTTTCGCAAAAGAACCACCTATTATTATGACTGACCATCCCTACGGTGTACCACATAACGAACGTGCTGAACTGCTCAACGGTCGCCTTGCTATGCTTGGCTTCGTGGCTGCTATTGGCGCTTACGCACTAACTGGACAAATTATTCCTGGAGTATTTTAACTATGGCATGCGGTAAAAAAGGACATAAAGGCGGCGGCGGGAAGAAGCGCTGATGGCTAAGCCAGGTCTCTACGCTAACATCCACGCCAAGAAGAAAAGAATCGCCGCGGGCTCCGGCGAAAAGATGCGGAAACCCGGTAGCAAAGGTGCGCCTACTGCTGCCAACTTCCGAAGAGCTGCTAAAACTGCTAAAAAGAAATGATTCCTATCCTAACTACTATCTCTGTAATTGCATCCTGGTATGGTCCAGGATTCCATGGTAACCGTACTGCAAACGGTGAACGATATAATATGATGGAGCCAACGGCTGCACATAAATCTCTGCCATTTGGAACACGACTTGAAGTGTGCTACAAAACATGTGAAGTAGTTAGGGTAACAGATCGCGGTCCCTTCATTCCCGGTCGGGACCTAGATCTGAGCAAGGGAACAGCACAACGCATTGGCATGCTGGGTGCTGGAGTGGCTCCTGTAAAAGTAACACGACTTAATTAAATATGACTGCAACAATCGCAGCTTCACGTCCTACTAATTCTTGGGAACGATTCTGTAGTTGGGTAACCAGTACAGACAATCGTCTCTATGTTGGTTGGTTTGGAACACTGATGATTCCGTGTCTCCTTGCCGCCACTATTTGCTTCATGGTTGCATTTGTTGCAGCTCCACCTGTTGACATTGATGGAATCCGTGAACCAGTATCAGGCTCCCTACTCTATGGGAATAACATCATATCGGGAGCCATCGTTCCGAGCAGCAATGCCATCGGACTACACTTCTACCCAATTTGGGAAGCTAATACACTTGACGAATGGTTGTATAACGGAGGACCGTATCAACTCACAGTCTTCCACTTTCTCATTGGCATCTTTGCTTACATGGGACGAGAGTGGGAACTTAGCTATCGACTAGGGATGCGTCCTTGGATCTTCCTTGCATACTCTGCACCTGTGGCAGCAGCTACTGCTGTCTTCCTCATCTACCCATTCGGTCAAGGATCGTTCTCTGATGGTATGCCACTTGGTATTAGCGGCACCTTTAATTATATGCTTGTCTTCCAGGCTGAGCATAATATCCTCATGCATCCTTTCCATATGCTCGGAGTCGCTGGTGTATTTGGCGGTTCTTTGTTTAGTGCTATGCATGGCAGTCTCGTTACAAGTTCGATTGTTCGTGAGACGACTGAAATTGAATCTCAAAACAAAGGTTACAAGTTTGGACAAGAAGAAGAGACATATAATATTGTCGCTGCTCACGGCTATTTTGGTAGGCTCATCTTCCAGTACGCTTCCTTTAATAACAGCCGTAGTCTTCACTTCTTCCTCGCTGCTTGGCCTGTGGTTGGTATTTGGTTTGCTGCGCTTGGAGTAAGCACCATGGCATTCAACCTGAATGGTCTTAACTTCAATCAATCTATTATTGATAGTCAAGGTCAGGTAGTTAATACTTGGGCTGACATTCTTAATCGTGCTAATCTTGGTTTCGAAGTTATGCATGAGCGTAATGCTCACAACTTCCCACTTGATTTGGCGACACATAGTGCTCCGGTAATTGGTTAATATTTCGTACGTTCATCCCATGTGTGGGACGGGTTGCTCAAGGCTGGAACGCGCATGAGCTTATCGGTACGAACTATGTCTATTCAAGTTACCTACACCTATCGTGGTGTTAAGTACAACAAAACAATTGTCCGCTAAAAGGACATTGGGTAGTCCGTAAAAGCGGCATTGGGAGGTGCAATTCCTCCCTTACCAATTGGTATGAATCTGCTACGGCGGGCACCTCATACCGAACGCGTTCGGTGAGCGTAAGAATTTACCGAAGAAATAAAAACTTAATATCTTTAAGCGCTTAAAGAGAACCTCACATAACTTCTCTTTTTCTATTCATTTAAAATGGCTGACGCACTTGTAACTTCAGTAGGTCGGATTAATAATACTAGTTCGACTCCTCTTGCACTTGGTACTGCTTATGATACCAAGTATGGAACTTATCTCAAACTGTTCACTGGCGAAATGATTAAGGCATATGAAAGTGCCACTATCGCCAAAGGAACCGTGATGAACCGCAGCCTCCGTAATGGTAAGTCTGCACAGTTCATCTACACTGGTCGTATGGAAGCTACCTACCACCAGCCTGGTACTCCCATTCTGGGTACCAACGATCCGCCGGTTGCTGAGAAGACCATCGTCATGGACGACCTTCTGATCAGCTCTGCTTTCGTGTATGACCTGGATGAAACTCTGGCTCACTACAGCCTGCGTTCGGAAATCTCTGCTAAGATCGGTCATGCTCTGGCTGAAGCTTATGACAAAAAGATCTTCCGTGTGATCGCTAAGGCTGCACGTCAAGCTCATCCTATCACTGCCGCTCCTGGTCCTGAGCCTGGTGGTAGCCAGATTCAACTTGGTTCTGGTAACGAGTACAATGCCCAAGCACTGGTGGATGCCTTCTTTGAAGCTGCCTCCATCATGGACGAAAAGAACGTGCCCAAGACGGGTCGTCAAGCTGTCCTCAGCCCACGTCAATACTACGCTCTGATCTCTCAGGTTGACACCAACATTCTGAACCGTGACTACGGTAACAATGCTGGTAGTGTTCAGTCTGGTGAAGGTCTTTATGAGATCGCTGGTATCAAGATTATGCGTTCTAACAACCTGCCTTTCCTGGCTGGTACCGTGTCTTCTGTCAATGGTGAGAACAACGATTACTCTGGTAACTTCGCTAACCACGCTGGTCTTATCTATGGTAAGGAAGCTGCTGGTGTTGTGGAAGCTATCGGTCCTCAGATTCAGACCACTGGTTCTGACGTGAAGACCATGTATCAGGGTGACATCATCGTTGGTCGCATGGCTATGGGTGCTGACTGGGTGAACCCTGCCGCTGCTATTGAGCTGCTGGCTGGTTGATAACGGAGGATACCAATGACTGTTGCTGCTGGTACTTCTGTTATTATTCAAGAGACTAGTTTCGGTGGTATTACTTCCGAGACTTTCAATCCTTTTCGTCCCGTGGAAGTGGGTCGTTCAGTGACTGGTGGTGTAGAGACTAAGTATGTCCTTACTTCTGCCGATGCTGACGGCAAGCTTCCTTATGCTGTCTGATTAAATTATGGCTAACTCTACTTCTGCTGCTGGTAATAACGGTGTAGCAGGTAGCTACGATGCTACTGTTGCACGTACCGTTACTGGTGCTTATTCGACTAGCAACCTGTCGGTAAGTGGTACCCACGCTGTTCGTCAGTCCGTGGTGCAAACTGCTGCTGGTGTTGCGTCTGATGTTTATTCTGAAACTCAGAATCATCGCTTTGCTTATCCGGTTGTCGAAGCTGATGCTCCTGCCATCACTCGCACCTGATTAACTTTTACTGGGAGGGCTTCTCGGCTCTCCCTTTTTTTATCCATATTTCCTTCGCTAATATGACTACTACTAACGCTCTTCTAGAGCTACAAGCTGTTAATGAAATTCTGGCGTCAGTAGGTCAGGCGCCTGTCACTACGATTGAGACTCAAACTCTTACCTTTGAAGATGGTACAGAGGTTACTGAAGTTTCCAACCCGGACGTTGCGATTGTACTGAATACCTTGAATCAAACTTCAAGAGAAGTGCAGGCTGAAGGATGGACTTTTAATGTTGATTATAATGTAAAGGTAACACCTGTTAATGGTGAGATCCTCATCCCTGATAACTACCTACAGATTGATGCAGTAGATTGTAATAGAAATATAGATGTTGCTCGTCGTGAAGGTAAGTTATACGATCGTGTAAATCAAACATTCACCTTTACTGACCCAATCTACTGTGACATTAAAAAGCTGTATAATTGGGAAGACCTTCCTATTCCTATTCGTGATTATATTGTAGCTCGTAGTGCTACTATCTTTAGCCAACGGACTGTTGGAGATAAGACGCAATATCAAATGCTACAACAACGTGAAGCTTACACCCGAGCAATGGCACTTGAATATGAGTGCAATCAAGGTGACTTTACTTACTTTGGTTCACCACAAGGTAAGAACTATTATGTCAGCTACAAACCGTACCGAGCACTTTATCGCTGATGGCAAGTATTACACAAACAGTAGAGAGCTTTCTTGGTGGTGTATCTAAGCAAGCTGATGATAAGAAACTACCAGGACAGGTAGTAGATTGTATCAATGGTTATATTGACCCAACCTTTGGTCTTACTAAAAGACCAGGTACTAAGTATATTAAAGAGCTAGGAACAGGTCTTGATAATCCAGTTAGCAGTACTGAATTTGATAACCCTGAAGCTGATCCACCTTATTATGGTCGTTGGTTTTATATTAACCGTGATCCAGCTGAACAATATCTTGGTTGTGTAACAACTACAGGTATTAGGATTTGGAATACTGTGTCTGGTGATGAGGCAACTGTTAGCACAGATTCCTTCATCCCTGCATATAATCCTTATGATTACTTGACTGTAGGTGGTGCTTCTAGTCGGGATAATATCCAGGTACTTACTGTTCAAGACTCTACCTTCATTGTCAACAAGACAAAGACCGTAGAGATGCTTGATAGTGCAGCTGCTGAATTGGTACAGTTTCCATCACCAACTTTTGGTCCTGAGTATAGGAACTATGGTTACGTTGAGGGTCAGCAAGGTACTATTCGTTTGACTAGTGTTGAGTATGGTGCAACTTATACAGTAGTTGTTACTTATAATAGCGTTGACTACACTGTTAATATTACCACTCGTAACGGTGAAAACACTCAACTTGGTGATAACGACTTTGAAGAAATCCTTAACGTAAAAGATGTTCTTGGTTGGATTGTTAATGGTAATCCTGCTAACCCTAGTGGTACTGGTGGTGCTCACGGTAATTATCCAGCACAGGACGGTCTGAGTACGGTTCTTACAGGTCTTCCGTTTACATTCAGTATTCTAGAATCTAGTATTGAAGTTCAACTTGCACCTGGAAGTACACCTGATAACTTCTCTATCACAGCTAAAGGTGGTATCAGTGGTGACGCTATTGAAGCATTCACAGACTCAGTAAATAACATTTCTGACCTGCCATCTCAAAGTATTCATAATCGTCGTGTTACTATCCAGAACACAGCATCTAATCAAGACACTTATTATGTCCGATTCATTGCTGAGGATGGTGTGTCTGGTGATGGTTATTGGGAAGAGTTTGTAAAGCCAAACATTCCTATTCATCTCAATCCTAGGACTATGCCTCATGAGCTAGTCAACACAGGTACCAATGCGTTTACCTTCCGACCGATTGAGGCAGACTCTCCAACATCGCTGAGGAGTGCATGGGAACAACGATTGGTAGGTGATGATGAATCTAACAGTCTTCCTAGCTTTGTAAATAATAAGATTAATGAACTCTTCTTCTACAACAATAGACTTGGTTTCCTCAGTGAAGATAATGTAATCCTGAGTAAAGCTGGTGAGTTCTTTAACTTCTTCTTTAGCTCTGCACTGACTGTAGCTGCCAACGACCCAATTGATTTGAGTTGTTCAGCTCTTCGTCCTGCAGTACTTAACTTTGTGCTACCTGTGCCACAAGGTTTGGTACTTTTTACTGATAACCAACAGTTTGTTCTGTTTTCTGACACTGGTGTGATTACACCTGACACAACAGCAATCAAATCAATCAGTAATTATGAGTGTGATACTTTGATTGACCCGGTTGATGTTGGTACTAACATTGTCTTCATGAGTAAGACTCCTGGTTACTCTAGGACTTATGCATTGAAGACTCGTGGCTTTGATGAGAACCCTGATGTGTTGGATGTAGGTAAGATTGTGTCGGAGTATGTTCCTGACACCATTGATAACCTTCAAGCATCACCTCAGAACTCGTTTGTCTTCATGAGTAGTGCTTCTGATCCATTTGTCTATTTCTACAGGACATATGGTGATGCAGAACAGACATACATTCAAGCTTGGTTCCGTTGGAAGATGGCAGGCAATGTGCAGTACTGTATTGTTGATAGAGATGACTTTGTTGCTGTTACTAAGCAGGAAGGTAAGTACACTATTGTCAAAGCAAACCTTACTCAAGCTCCTGAAGATAGGATTCTAATCTCTGCAGAAGGTCAGGTGGTGCAAACATGTATTGACATGTATGCCAATCCTACTACTATCACATATGACTCTGGTACAGATGTCAGTACTTTGACTCTCCCTTACACTGACATAACAGACAGGACACCTGTTGCTTTGGTTGGTGATGGTGTTGTTAAAGAATCTGGTTATGTCCTAACTACAACACGTGGTGCTGGTAATACCTTGGAAGTGGCTGGTGAAGACCTAAGCTCTATGGCTGGTCAAATCTACGTTGGTTATCTCTATGATATGGAAGTAGAACTACCTAGATTCTATTACAGAAAGGATGAAAACAGTGTTGACTATACTGCATCACTGACTGTTGCTAGGGTTAAGGTATCCGTCAAACAATCAAGTAGTATTGAATTTAAACTTCTTACTAATGGTAGGACTGATTGGCGTAACATCCAAAGTGTTCAGATTGCTGACCAGTATCTTGCTAACAATGTTCCACTTCAAGACTTGACTGTTTATACAGTTCCACTTCATCAACGTAACGATAATTTTACTTTGAAACTATTTAGTGATTCACCATTTCCACTGTCTATTACTTCCATGACTTGGGAAGGTAGGTATTCTCCACGTTATTATTCGAGGCAATAAAGTATGGCTTTAGACCCACTTACACAGTTTGGTATTCAAGCTGGTATTGCAGGATTTCAATCCCTTATTGGCGGCGCCCAAGCATCTAGTCAGCAATCAAAGCTAGACGACTACAATGAGATGATGTGGAAGTTCGAGAAAAAGAACCTCCGCCAAGACTACAGATATGCAAAGCAAGGTAGGCGCCTAGCT